AATAAACCAAGACCGAGTAATGAGTTTTGGAATACAGACATAAGAGATTATTTAAAAGACTCATGGTGTGTTGTGACAAATATGTCATTATCAGCAGTAGATGGTGTCCTAAATATGACACCGGCGTTTACACATCAAAGGAATGTGGCAGCTTTGATAACAAGTCGTAAAATTGATAAGATAGAAAAACCTTTTAAACCAGGTAGGAAGACGGTGCAAGAATGGCTAAACATGACAGCAAACCACCAGTTTACAATACAAGAAATAGAAGATGGCTTAGCTTTCGATATTTTAAAGGTACAGTACCAGAACGCTGGTTAGGTTTTGCGTTAGCAGTTACCTCTGTATTTATTTTATCAAGTGCCAATATTTCTACTCAATGGGTAGGTTGGTTACTTAGTGTAGTTGCATGTGTTATGTGGGTGTATTTTGGTTACAAAGATAGAGATTGGCCAAGAGCATTAATGGAGTTGATGTATTTAATTTTAAGTATGAGGGCGATGTACAATTGGTTAATGATATAAATTATAATTTTGCTTGTGTGTGTTATGGTGATAAGTATGCCGTAGAGTATGTACAAAAACTCTACAATATGGTGAAACGAAACACCACACTTCCTATAAACTTTGTAGTATTTACCGACCATGTTAAAATGCATAAGATGGTAGAGGGTGATATTGACATTAGACAATTTCCAGAAAAAGACTTACAAGGGTGGTGGAATAAATTACAACTATTTCATCCTGACACTTATCTACCAGGTGTTACATTGTACATGGACTTAGATGTAGTGATTACAGATAACATAGACTGTTTTTATACACACGAAGCACAACTTGATTTCTGTGGTATGAATGACTTTAACCCTAGTACCAAAATCTGGAACTCCAGTATTATGAGGTTCAAGCAACAAGACCTTCACGGACGGATTTGGCATAAATTCATGTCCAATAGACCAGAATACCTTAGAAAATTTGCAGGTGACCAAAACCTAATATCTGACTTTATTAAGAACAGTCCTGGATGTGGTTCATTTCCCGATTCGTGGACACAATCATATAAATGGTATGACCGAAGTGGTACTAGGTATTCCAGACAAGATATGAAGTATGACCACAATGGCGAATCGTTGGTTTCCGTGTTTCACGGACAGCCAAATCCTCACGAATCTGAGCAAGAATGGATAAAAAACAACTGGAAATAACACTTTCTTAGCTGTGCAGGTTGTCGCACCACCTAAAACCTAGACCTGGTCTCAAAAAATAATTCAAAAAAAGCGCCAAAAAGTGAAAAAAGTGCTTGCTTTTACTATGGAACTAGTGTAGGATATGTGTATATGATAAAGAATTACACAGTAAAAAAGAATGAAATACTTAAAAAAAGATTTGAAAAAAAGGTTGCCAAATGCAAAAAATATCTGTATAATAACCTTATTGATTTACTAATGAATAACTTAAACACTAACAAAGGAGAAAAACACTATGTCTAAAGTCAAAAACTACTATTGGGACCAAGCTGAGAAAGCTGTTGATAAAATCCTAATCGAACTAAAAAACAATGCTATCACAAAAGAAGCTGCTAAAGCAAAAATTATGGCTGTTGAAGCAGTTAACTTGTTAGATATTGATGAACATAATGTTGATGAAGTAATCGACATGGAAATGGAAATGGCATAGTGAATTTTGATAGTAATTTAAAATCTCCTATCTCAGAAGCAACAAATATTTTGATGAACTATAAAATATCACCACACGCTTTAAAAAATATTAAAGATGTTAATTATTATAGAAATCAAATGTTAGTAGTTTTAAATGAAAGAATTATTAAATCTAAAACTTTAAAAGATGTTGCTCATATGTTAAATTTAAAACATTCCGAAAGAGTTAGACAAATAGAGGCAAGAGTAAAACACATATTAAAAAAAGGACTAAAATAATGACACTATTAGAACACATCAAAAATATTAACGCTAAGTCTAAAGCATGGATGGCTAAAAATCCAGGTTCGTGGGCAGGCATGGTTGTAGAAGATATTAAATTCTGGAACGACCAAGGTATTTTTACTGTTGAAGATTATGAAAGAAGTAATCTTGAAATAAGTGTTTATGAAATGCACAAACAAGCATACGGTGTAAAAGGTAGACATTATAACTTTAAAGCAATGTCAACAAAAGAATTAGAAGAAGAATTAGACCACCTTTGTGATGTAGCAAAGCGTGAAGCAGAGATTGAAAAAAGGCAAGAAGAAGATAATCTAAAAGCCTTTGAAAGTAGAATTGATGAAGCACTTTCTGTTGGTGCAGAAAATAGAGAAGCTGCGATAAAATGGATATTACAAGCGGAGGGGCTTGACAAAGAACAAGATTCAGGTTATATTTGTTATACACTTGGTCTTAGTTATGACAAAGAACATTTATTTAAAACAAAACACTAACAAAAGGATACATTATGATAATTAATTTAGGTGATACAATAGAAGACATGAAAGGCAGACAAGGTGTCATTACAAATATCGGTATTGCAACCGAAGTAAATGATATAGCTGCTGAGAATAATACAAGTTTGAACGCAAAGACTTATGATACAAAACTAGGTTACACAGGTGCAATCACTTTTGGTTCCAACTGGTGCTATTTTTCACAGATTGATAAAGTAATAAAAACAAATGATTTTGAAGAATCAGCAACAGACTGGATAGATAGTTAATATGATGAAATATAATGAAGATAAAATACTAAAAGAAATTGAAACATATATTAAAAGTACCTACGGACAACACTACGCTCAAGTCAAAGAAGGCGTACAAGTACAAGACTTATTGAGGTCTTGTGGCATAGACAAAGATTTCTGTCAAGCCAATGCAATCAAATACCTTGCAAGGTTTGGTAAAAAAGATGGTAGGAATAGAAAAGACCTACTTAAAGCGGTACACTATGTTGTACTATTAATGAATTCAGAGGACCAAGGAGAAAAAAAATGATTGAAGTCCTGAACCACATTGATGATATTAAAAAGATTCGCAGTATGATTTTGAATGGTAGTTATGACCAGGCAGTCAAACAATGTGATGTAAGTATAGCCCATAACGAGAAGAAAGTATCAGAGTTTGAGAAGTGGGCTGAAGAAGAAAGTAAGAAAGATGTACTTCCAGAGGGGGTAGGATAGTACACGAAGGCTTCGATTCGCCTCTCCTGGCGCATCCTGGCAGCTTTTCTGGCGAGAAAAGTCAACAAAAACACGCTTTTTTTAAGGCTTGCCATTTCCAGACGGTTATGGTATAGTATGTGAATATTAATTGAGAAAGGATTATATTATGGCGTTTTATTCAAAACACACACTTTTTGCAGAGTTTGATGTTGCAAAAAGTAAAGACACTAAGAACAAGAAAGAGATATACGACAATCGTATTCAATTTTGTAGAGACCACATTGAGTTGAGAAACAATAAACCTCAATATTACGAGGGTGTTGATGTCAACTTCTCTAATTTGTTGTCTGCTTATCTACAAGAAAATCCAATTGACGCATTTTACAAAGTTGGATTTAACAAGACATATGCTGAAGTAAAGGCAATGTCAGAGGCAGAAACTCCAGAAAACAAGAGTGTAAATTAATGGCGATTATCTATACGAATCAATCTAGTGGTTACTCACGCAAGAATAAAAAGAAAATGAATAGTCTATCGGCTAATCAACTTGCTGAGTATAAAGAAGACCTACGAAAACACAACAAACATTACAAATCGAAAGGTTTGCATAGTATGTTGATGACACTAGATGATTATATCAAGTATAGATTTGGTGCATTACCAAAAGTAAAAACAAAATCCGTTCCACTACAGAGTGTTCCTTATACAAGAGAAACACCAAACTACCCTAGTTTATCAAACAGTACAAACTTAGGTGGTGGTACGATTGATGTAAAAACACAGATGGAAAGAATTGAAGTATCTAAACAATACTCTATTGTTCCAGCTTACAACAAAGGTCCTTACATGGTAGTTAGTAAAGATGACCTTAAAACAGCAGGAAGGAAAGTATGAGTAAAGTAAAAGAATTTATCGTATTGTCGATAGCTTGTTTAATGTTCATGTTAATTACGGGTATTGCTAAGGCAAATCCAGTAACAGAATGGTTTAAAACAGAGTGGGTCAAAACGGTAGAATTTCAAAAGTCTAGTTTTGCAGACGCAAAAGACCAGACCGAGAATACAAAGTTAAAGTTGCAAGACTTGTGGAATAAGGTAAAAGATAATGTTACACAAGATTAGTGATTTTTGCGATAAGATAGATTCATTAAAGAAGATGTCAGACGACCTTAGGATTACAAAGTATCAGTATCCTAAGTCGCCTGATAGAGATTTTAGAGTACAGAATTTAATTGATACTATTCAAGCAGATTGTTTGTTAATTGCAAACGATAAATCAGATTATGGCAAGGAAGAAAAATAAAGAATTAGTTGGTTACTACTATGACGGTAAAAAGTCATGGAAGTTATATAAAGATTATGAAACAGGTGAAGAAACACAAGAGTTATGGAAAGATAAGTCAGATGGTAATTATGACTATTCTGGTATCGACCATGATAAGCTCTTGCACGACAGGTTCTACAAATAATGAAAAAAAGAAATTTAATCCAGTCTTTAGTATTATCAGGACTATCCTTACTTCTACTAACTAATTGTAGTAGTATGAATAGGTCACAAACTGGTGCCGTGTTAGGTGCGACAACGACCACAGCAGGTTGTGTAAGTATGGGTGTTGATAATCCATATGCGATAGCTACATGTGCCGTAATTGGTACATTTGCAGGTGCAGAAATTATGTACAATT